GGGAGTCCAAACATATTGTGAAAATCCGATATATTTACTATCACCTAATTGTTGTTTCTGATTAAAACCTATTGCAAATTGATTAGAGAAGAAATTAACTTCCTGTAATCCCAACACAGAATACAAAGAATCCGATGGATTCTCGTGTCTTCCTGCAGGAAATGTTGGTGTTACACCGACAAGATTCAACTGGCTATTATCAACATCGTGTATAGTTTGTCCTTCGTATCGTATTGGACCTTTATCGTCATCCTCAATCATCTTTTCTAATTGTGACGTTCCAACGAAACGAATAGGTGAACTATCTATATTAAATTCACTCGCATCACCTGTATGGATTGATCCCTGTTCTACTCGTAAAACATTTATGTTTGGATTGACAACTATACCTTCTTGTATAGTTTCTGTGATTATATTTGGAACTTGTTCTTGTCTGTCAAAAGATAAAGGACGTATCAAAGGTTCTATATCTGGTATTGTTATGTTATCTAAAGCATCATTTGGATTCTTTGATATTTCTATTAAGTTTTCCGTTCTATCAAAAGATTGTGGCGGTCTTGTTATTGTTATCAATGGATTTGTTATATTGCCAATAGGAGACAATATATTTTTATTTATGGCAACAGCTTCATCCTCTCTGTTAAAACTTTGTGGTATTCTGTTTATTACAGTTTTTGGATCGGTTATATTATCTGTTGCATCATTTGAATTAACATTTATATCAGGACTAGTTCCATCTCTTTCAAAAGAAAGTGGTCGTCTATTTATATCAGTGTTTGAATTATTATTGTTTTCACCAGGAGTAGATCTTGTTATTTCAATATCAGATTCAGTCAATCTGCTGGAAAATCTAGTTTGATTTATATTTGAAAACTTTGATTCAATTTGTTCAAGACCAATTCCACCAGCTATTGCTGTTCTATTTTCAGAAATCATAGGTGAAAATTCTGAAACAGAATTTATCAAAAGACTTTCTATTGGAAGTTGAACTATATCGTCAAGTTTAGTTGAAGCCAATCTGTCTTCCAAACCAATTCTTTTATCCGATGGTATAACTATATCATCAAGTTTAGTAGAATCTAACTTACTTTCTAATGATGTTTTTACTGGCTTTTTTATATTGTCAAGTTCGGTTGTTCCTAATCTTTTACTAACATCCGATTTCTTTGGTTGTTTTATTTCATCAAGTTTGGTGTTAGATAATTGACTTGTAAGACTAACAACTTTTGGTTTTTGTATAGTAGGTACATCTTTGTATAAACCATCTGTAATTGGTTGTTGTGTTGCAAAGTTTTTATCATTGGTAGCAGATGAAGCATCTGGAGTGCTTTTGCCCTCCTTTGAAACCTCACTTCTATATTTTGATAAATCAGATTTTAAGTCTACCAATGACATCTTTTACACATCCTGTTAATACATCAATAAATATCTTATTTCGATTTTTATTATGCCGTTCTACCGAAATTATCTTCAATGTTATATGTTTTCTTTATGTTTATAGTATTTCGTATTTCTTCTACAAATTTATCACCAAATTTTATTACAGTAGGTTGATTTGCAATAGAACTGAATAAACCTATTAGTTGATCTAACTTTGCCTCAACACCACCATTACCACCCCCACCTGCAGAAGCACCACCTGCTCCCGCTGCACCACCTGCACCACCGGCTCCTGCACTTTGAGGTTCTATTGCCTGTGATGGTTGAAATACGGCCTGTAGCTTTCCTAGATTGCCCATGGCTTCTGGCTTTATACCAGCAAGTTCATTCAATTTATCTATATCCAATCCATCTATTGATTCTGATAATAATTCAAATTGATCCTTCAATTTATCAAGTCCACTTACTTCTTTGAGGTTTGACATAGTTGTTAAAAAGTCTGAAATTCCCTTTCCAAAAGTTGGCAAAGAATCTAGTTTCATTTCAGCTAGTTTTTCCAAAGGATTTGATTGCAAAAATCCACCGGTTAATTCACCAAAACTTTCTCTAATTTTTGAAAAGATTGGTTTTAATTGATCCAATACAGATGTCATCATTCCTAAATCTATATTTTGAAATGAATTTAATCCATCAACCAAATTCACACCGGCTTTTTTAATTCCTTCTTCACCCAATTTAGCAAATGCAGTAATACCATCCAAATCAAGTTCATCGAGTGCATCCTCTAATTCATCAAAAGTATCTTCTAAACCACCCCAATTTATACCTTGATTTATACCCATCAATGAGTTCATACCAGCAACAAGATTATCACCGGCACCTTTTAATGAAGAACTTCCCAATTTACCAAAAGCAGCAAGTTGTTCAAAATCTAATTCTTCAAGAGCATCCTCTAAATCATCAAATGAATCTTCCAACTTACTTAAATCTACTTTATCAGAAATTGATCCTATTGCCTCCATTCCTGCAGCTAAGTTATCACCAACTTTTCCGAAATCACCAATTTTTTGAAATTCAGCAAGAGAGTTTGCAATAATATACAACCCAGCACCAAAAACAGCAGCTGCAGCTCCCATTGCCATCATGGCCATAGATCCAATAATTATGAAAGGAGCCGCGGCACCTAAAACAACAAATCCACCTGCAAGTTCTACTAGTGCCATGGCAATTCCTTTGAAATTATCCCACTTAACTTCACCCATTATGTTGAAACCAACAGCAGCTACTAATAAAGCAGTACCGAGAATCAAAATAGCAGCAGCACCTAGCACCATTGCAGTAGTTGCACCACCAAGTAACATAGCAACACCCGCAAGACCTAATAACGCAATGCCTGCCTTTGGAATTGCAGACCATTCTACTTTCATAAATTCTTGTAATGCCTTAGCAACAACATATAATGCAGCAGCAAGAATAAGAATAGCAGCTGCACCTTGCATCATTGCAACAGGATTTATTGTGCTCATGAATCCACCCAATCCACCACCTGGTGGTCCTGCGGGAATTGCACCAGCGGCAGAACTTGCAACACTTGCTGCTTTAGATGCCGCTCCAGCTGCCTGTGCAGCTTTTGCTGCTTTTCCAGCACCACCCAGCATATCCTTCAATTTTCCAGCTTTACCAGCAACCCCACTAAATGCACCGCCCAAATTTTTACTAACGGATCCAGCCAATCCGGACACACCATCCATAAGTGGACCTTTCATGACTCCGAATAATCCCATTGCTCCCTTTCCTACCAAAGAAAAACCGGCGGCTATACCACCAGGTCCAGCAATTTTAAGTGCCATTATACCTAAACCAGCAGTTGTTGGTCCTAAAAATGAAAAAGCACTACCAGCCACACCAGCTATTGCACTAAACTTACTTATCAGACCAGTGACCATTTCAATTATTTTTGGAAGATTTTTAATCAATCCTTGAATGGCTGTCATTACTTTTGGAAGTGCTTCTTTTATACCAGCGGCAACGGCATCCATATCAATTCCATCTAACATTTTTTGGAATATGGAAACATTGTCTGAACCTTGTTCTAACCCACTTACCATTTGAACGATAGCATCTATCACCGGAGCAAACTTTTGTTTTAACTTTTCAATAGCATCGGTCATGGCTTCTTTCAAACTCGCAGAACGTTTTTCAGCAGCAAGTTGTGCAATGTAATCTTTTTGTTGTTGATTCTTTGCATTTGCCATTTCCTTTTCAAGTTCAGAGGCACTTTTCATGTTACTCAATCTTTCTGCATAATCTGCATCTATGTTTGCATCTTTGAGTTTTTGTGCATTGGTAAGCATATCTGTCATTTCTTCAACAGACATACCCATCGCTTTTGCATATGCCTCTTGTTGAATAACATTCATATTGGTGAAATCTTCAAGTGATCCAGCTTTATCAAGCAATTCTTCTTGTAAACCAAATATATCACCATTCATTGCAAGTCTTCTTGCAGTATCAAGATTCATATTTTTACCGGTGATTGCCTGTGCCTCAAATTCTGCAGTTAGAGATGATTCCAAATCTAACATTCCCCTACCAATATCTTTTATTTTCTTAAGATCAGTTCCTAATAGTTTTGCCTTTTGAGCAGCAGCAACGAGTTCTTTTGATGCTCCCTTGAAACCAACAGCAACTTCTTTTGGAATACCAGCAAGAACTTTCATACTCTCTTTAGCATTCATCACCCCCTTGCCCATATCAACGGATTCTTTTACAAGTTTATCCATTGATGTTCCAGTAATAGTTGCTATATCTTTTATTTTAGCAATTTCACCACCAGATAAACCGAATTGTTTTGATAAAACAGCTGCCTGTTTTACAAACCCTTCCATTTCTTTGTTTCCTGACATTATCTGTGAAGCAACATCTATACCATTGAAAGCTTCACTTGCAACTTGAATACCCTCTGCAATCTCTTTTGAATTGATTCCAGTTATCTTCAATTCATTTGATAACTTAACGGTTTGTTGATATAACTGACCAGCTTCTTTTTTATTCATAGCAAAGTCTTTACCCATTTGAGCAATGACTCCATCTACTTCCATTATGACATTTAACATACCTTTAAGACCGCCTGCAATCAGTCCTAATCCCATACCAGCAGCAAGTTTTGGTGCCATAGCAATCATACTACCGAGACCCTTAACACCTTCGGCAAATGCAGTTTTGAAGTTACCTTGTAAACCGTTTTGTATGGCATTGGTAAAACTTTTATTCATCTTTGCAGCAGTTTCGTCTATTCCAAGTATTTTTACTATCTTATCACCACTTGGAAGACTCGTAACCCAAGATGACATACTAGTTCCTAATTTTGAACCAATATCATTTATCATCCCCATTTTTGCATTTTGTTTTTCAATAACTTTGTTCTGTTCATCTATAGCATCTAATCTTTGTTCATCCAATGCAAGCTGTGTTAATAACTGAGATTTTTCTTGTTCATTCAATCCCAATTTATCACTGTCTATTGTAGCTCTTTTTCTAGCAACAGCTTCTCTTGCTCTATCAGTTTCTACTATCTTAGCAGTTCCCTTTTCTATATCTGCAGTTTGACTTATTGAATTTGAATATAATTCGGTTATGTCATCATTTACATTTCTTGTTTCAAGAACGGTTTGAAGAAAGTTTTTACTTCCGAGATTTCCAGATTCGATATTTTTTGCAATATCATCGAAACCAGAAGCAAGTTGATTGTTTACATCTAAATTTTTTACTAAAATATCAGCTTGTTTTTTTGCCTTATCACTTAAAACAGTATATTGTGCCCCCAAATCTATTGCATGTTTTCTTTCATCATCACCATATCCGCGAATACGATTGGCTACACTTTCACGTTGTTCTTGTATTTTTTGAAGATCCTCAGAACTTTTGGTCATATCCTCCAAAGACTTTACAGTTCCTTGTTGGGATTTTTCAAATTTTTTGTTTCTATCCTCTGATTCCTTTTCTATATCTTGAATTTTTTTGCGCACTTCTTGTTCCTTCTCTATGGAATCCATGCGAAGTGCGTCCAATGATATGATTTGCTTAATGTTTTCTATTGATTTTTTTTCAGATGCCTCACTTTTATTCTTCTGTTCAACAATTTGCTTTTCAATATCAACTCTTTGTTGAATGAGTTTTTTGAGTTCGGCTTCAAGTTTTACTTCATTATCAGATGCCACTTTTTTCTACTAATAATCATAAAAAAACGGTTTACATATCCTATAAATATGTAAACCGCAAAATTATCGTCTAGGTGTTGATGGTTTTGAAAAAGTAGGCATATTGACTTTATGTTTAGACACCTCAGCTTGTTCTGCCTTATTTCTTTCTTCTAATTTTTTCTTAACTTGATTGATATAAAATCTTCTTAAATGAACAGGAAGATTGTAAACTTCATCCCAAGTAAAACCACCTTTGCCATAATAACACAAAGAAAAAATTTCTTCATGTAGACCTAATCTATAATCAGGTGCCAGGCCAAAAAAATGATACCTCTATGGGTATGTCTATCTCCTTAACCTCACCAGTAATATCCGAAATAAAGGTGAACGATAGGTCCAAATCAGGTGAGATTTCCTTCATAAATGACCTCAATGCTCTCGAATCCGCTGCAAACAATTCATTATCAACAAAATTATTTATAGCAACTCTACCAGTTTCACCATCAACCGATGTAATAATATGTTTGAGTCTTGTTGTTAAATCCCTATCAATTCCAGACTTAATAACTGATTTATTGATTGATTTTATCTCTGATTGAATCTGTCTTTCCAATCCATGTGTCATAAATCTAAAAGTTATATTTCTCTTAGATAGTGGAAGTTCAAAATCAAATTCGGTTGCTCTGTTCTCAAATGGCGAATAATCGACCTCCTTGTGCTCAATTTGAGTTAAATCTATTGTAACATTTTGTTTATTGCCGGGTGAAAAAGGATCATCAATTTGAACTGTATAATCTTTTCCATATCCCAAAATTCTAGCAGCAACCATAATTGCATTTTTGTCACCAACATACAAGTCGTTGTAATTGATAGGGGTAACAATCAAAGACTCAAACAATTTGTCTAAAACCACACCTTGTTTAATAAGATTTTGTGATGTTAAAATATCTTCTTCTCTAGCAGTCATATATTTCATTTCAATAGTTCCTTCTGCCAGAGGATGGCCTTCTGGATACAAAAGACCTTTTGAAGGCAATGGAATTAACTCTGTTGGAAAATTAGATTTTTTAACATTAGTTTGTTTGTGTTCAGCTAAAAGTTGTGCCTTAATATCGGCATCCGAAACAACTTCTTCATTGGCTACATTGTAACCGGTTGGAATTTTTGTCATAACTTAAATCCTATAACATTGTTTGTAATAAAACGTTTTATTTTACAAATATAAATATGGGTATACCGAAAAAATCAGTATACCCGTATTTTATTTCAATTTCAATATGATAATAAAATCAGTATTGGAGGATAGCATAATCATATGCAAGTGTGAGAGAAATCTCAACAAATGCATCATTTGCCCAATCCATATCACCAAATGTTGTTGCAGTAATGAAAGCACCTTTAAGTGTCCATTCTTCAACTTTATCACCAACAGGACCGAGAACATGAAGTGTTATGTCTTTCTTATAGAAGTCAGAATAACCATCACGACCTGTTACAGATTCGTGTGAAAGACGCACCCATTCCATTGTTGCCTGAGCAGCGGAAGGCACGATAGGATCATACAATTTTATTGAAATATCTTGCCATTCACCCTTTCCCTTTACTTTACGTTTGACGTTGATGTGGTCAAGTGTGATTGGATTGAAACTAATGTTTGGTCTACCAGCACCTTTTACCAAATATGCAGGAACGCCTTCAATATACATGATAAAGCGATTCTGTAATTTTGGCTCAAACGGTGTGAAAAAAATTTCATTGGGATCGAGTAATTCAGCCATTTATATCTCCAAATTAAAAATATCTTCCTAGATAAATATACAACTTTGAAAAAAATATGGGGAGTGTATTTCAACCCCCCATTTATATCAATTAAGCACCAGGGAAAGCAGCACCAGTAGACTGAATGTTAAAGTCAAGTATGACAAATTCAGCAGTCTTGGCTGGTTGTAAGAACAACTGGCCGTATAAGATGTTGCGGTCAATAATATCAGGTGTGTTATTACTTTCATCCATGATAACACGGAAAGCATACAAACCTTGACGTTGTTGAATTGATTCCAAGTATGGTGTTACAATGTTCAAGAATCTTGAGCGTGTCTGTGAAGTATTTTGTTCAAACACAAGGTATCTTGTGGAAGAAGCAATAAACTTCTTAGCAGCAATCAAGAGACGGCGAACATTGATACGGTCAAGAGCAGATGGACGACCTTGCAATGTTTTTTGACCCCAGACACAAACGCCTGTTGATGGGAACACTGCGATAGGATTGATTCGTGCCTCATAAAGTGTATCACGTTCAGCGTGAGTCAAACGAGATTTAACTTCAACCACCTCTGTCAAACCACCACGATTCAAACCAGCAGGAGCAAACCATTCTGCAGCAACACGGTCATTGAACGCAATAACACCAGGAAGAACAACAGATGGTGGAACCCAAATAGGTTTGTTTCTGTCAAAATCAAGAATCTTAACCCAAGGATAATAAGTAGCCGCATAGTTACTATCAAATCCTTCTGTTGTTGCAACAGCAGTTGAGATATTATCATTTATACCAACAGAATCCATTACATAGAAAGCATCACCGCGATCCTCACACATATCTTTTGTATAATTTGTTATAGCAGAGTGTAATGAGTGAAGAACACCCGGTGTTACTATCATGTTAATATCAAATTCATCTGCATTTGAAATGGTATCAACCGCTTTCTTGTAAGAAGTATATCCATCTGCATTTGAATTTGATATGTCAAATCCTTGTGTATTTCCGGCTTCAATGTATGTTCCCAATTTCTTTTGAAGATTTGGTTTATGACCATCAAATCCACCTTGAAGTGGCACAATAAATTTACGAGAATCAAGTGCAGTATTTGTAGTTAAGTCAATAGATGAACTGTAAGCAACGGCACTTGATGGGAAACTTGCACCAGGATTTTGTTGGTAATTACCCAAATAGAAATCTACATTACTTCCAGTTGTAACATTATCTGTTATGGGAAGTGGACGCAAATAGTTAAAATTGTCTGTATTTGTGAAATCGTAGTTGAATCCCCAATATACTCGTCTGTTATATGCACCACCGGCTACTTGGTCTGCAACATATGTAGCAGCAGCAGGTTGAGTAAATTGTTTTGGAATTGGTGAATGCAAAGCACGGAATCCGAATGGAACCATGTTTGGAGACACACCACCGTTTGTTACTGCCTCAGTTGTTTCAACACGAATATATTTTGATTTATTAGAATAATCACCATTAACAACAACTTTACCTTCATCGGTGATTGTTATGAATCTATCACCAACAACTCTTGAAATAAATTTTGGTGAATTTGGATCAAGATTACACTTAAATGATTCAATTACATTTGGACGCAAATCTTCATCTTCATATGTAAATGGTGTTTGTGGAAGTTTAGATTGATCAACAAATCTAACAATAACATCAAAATCACCGTATTCAGAACCTGCGATTGTTCCTGCAGGACGGATGTTTGCAATACCAACTTTTACTTCATAATTAGAATGAACACCATGAGAAATAGTGTGGAACTTAAACAAATCAGTTGTTCTATCACCAATTCTTTGTGATGTTATCCAAGGAGTAGAAGCCGCCAAATAATCAGTTGTAAAGTCCCAAGGAGAACCTGCAGAGCCGGTTTCAATCATAATTCTTGTTGCAGCATCTAAAGCAAGTGAAGCGGATGCCTGTTTCTTAAAGTTTACATAGTTGTAAACGGCATTTGTTCCATAAGGATTGTAGCCGTATAAATCGCCAATATATGCAGTAGATTCCGGATTTATTGATGCACTAAATGCAGTTCCATTTTGATCAACAGCATTTGTAAATGCAGAGGGGTCTGTATTAAATGAACCAGATAAAGTAATAACAAAGCTACCACTATTATTTGCAGATACAGTTGTTGATTCAAACAAAGATGTTGCATCAGGCGTTGTTACAACAAATGTTGGATGTAAAAATGAAATAAGTGATTTACCCCAAGAACCAGTAGCAACTATTGCAACAGGATGCTTAAGGGAGTAACCACCAGATCCAAGAACACGAACTATTGTTGCACTACCTGCATTGTTAAGATAGTTTTTCGCTGTATATGGTAAGTATGATTGTTCGTATGTATTACCGAAATGAGTAACAAAATCACTAAAACTATTTACCAATGTAGGCACAAAAGCCGGTCCTTTAAGCGTTGGTCCAAGTAGAGCAGCACCAATGTTTCCAATTCCTTGTGGGAGGAACGAAAGATCCATTTCATTGGTAAACACTCCAGGACTTACAATTCTTTCATTAGCCACTTATTATCTCCATAAAATTATAGAATAAATCAAATTCTTCATATAAATATAAAGCAAAAAAGTCAAAATTATGATTTAGATGCAATAAATTTACCAGAATCTAGATCCAAAACACCATCGCCATATTTTTCATTTAGTGTTTTTACCAAGTCGCTTTCTTTTGTTTGTAACTCAGTGTATTCATTAAACAAGCGTTCTCTTAAATTTTTCATTTGATCTAATCTTTTGTTCAAAAGATGTAATTCTATTTCCACTTGTCCAATTTGTGCAGTAGTTCTTGCATAACCGGATTGTAATGATTTGACAGTATCAATATCTTCCTGTTCAAATTCTTTTTCAACAACTGTGTTTTCAGCATTCTCTGCCATATAAAACCTCACTTAAAATTGTAAAATATAACTCATATAAATATGTTTGTAAAATCTCTAAATGTGTTTTTAATCAGTTTCATCTATTTCAAATGTATAAACATCTGCAGATCTAGATAGTGATATATCCACCATTTGTGCAACACGGCGTCTAAATTCAGCAAGTGAATCTGATCCATCATCATTACCATTTCCGAATCTACCTCTATCTGCATTTGCTTGACCTGCACCTCTCAATCTGGAGTTCAAATCATTGGTAGTTCCATAGTAATTTACATTATCAGGATTCATCATTGAGTTAATGTCACCAAACATTTCAGAAACAAATCTAATTTTATTAGCACTAATAACTCGTTTTGTTGTTGTATCTGCACCAACATCTTTTGGTATCAGATAACCGTGAACTGTTAATTGAAATGAAGAACGAACTACGCGGTCTTGACCAGTTGTGTTGTTGTCCTCTATGGCCATTGAATCCATATATGTTGAGAATTTGTAATAGTTCTTATCACCGAATGCCTGACCATTAAAGTGAACAAATTGTTCAAGAATATGGTTTAACTGGTTTTGATATTCACACCAAACTATAAAATCATAAGTAACATCAACAAAATCGGGCATAGGAGTTAGATAATACTCATACGATGGTTTTCTTTCGTATTGAGTAGTGAATTTGTCATATGGAGTCATTCTATTGTATCTATGTTGCATAACATAGTAAAGTTGTTTTGTTGATGCAACTTTATTTCTACGCATTTCTGGCTTTATAGAAACTGCAGACCGTCTGAATGTTATCAATGGTATTATCGTTTTACCTTTCTTATCTTTTAAGAAACCGTCTTTTTGTATTGATGCCCATTTTTCAGAATTTGCATAAATAACAGGAACAACAATAGATTCACCGTTATCTTCTACACGAAGCATCATTTTTTGATCAATGAAAGACTTAACAGAAAAATCTATATCGTACAGTGTAATTGAAACGCTACGAGTTTTATCTTTATCTCTACGAGTTTGCAGTGACCGTCCTTTACCCAAATCTTGTCTTTGATTTTGTTCTGAACGAAGGTCGTCAATGAAAGAATCACGAGTTCTTCTGATTGGAGGTTTTCTATATTTTGCAGAATTAAACATTATATGTTACTCGGAATATCATTATGATCGGTTGTTATTGCCGGTCTAAATTCTTCTATATGTATTCTGGAACGTCTTGTCAAGTGAGTTGTTGCTATTATGGAAACATTATGTCCCCATCTTTCAGTAGCAAAAGAATAGTCAGGATTTTTTCCACCAAAAAATTGATTTTCTTGAACACCATCTATTTCCCACCATTCTCCGTTATATTCTATGACATCACCAACTTCAATGAAAATTTCAACATCTTTCAAAAATTCTCGAATAAATGCAAATGTAGCTGCCTGTTGAAAATCTTGACCAAATTCAGTTCCCTCATATGTTTGTGCCTGATAATCTATCAATGCCGGTATTTTAACAGGACTATGATATACTTTTTTATCAGATTCGTTATACAGATTTGTTTTTGTGTTTTCAATGGAAAGTTTATAGACGGCAACTTCTGTGTCTATTATGTCCGCTATCAATTCCATATTAAATTTATGAACAAGACCTGCATCTCTTTGTCCGTGAAATAATGGCATTTTTTATCCTATGTAAATTGCTAAAGGTGTTCCATTAAGACTTGCAGCCAATGCCTCAGTTTCTAATCTTTTTGCCTCTAATAATTTTGAACGAGTCATTGTATCTAACATTGTTCTTAATTGATCAACCAATGCTTGTTTTTCTGTTCCAGCTGCACTCAATAAATCAGATGCATTCAATGTTGTTTCGCCATTTGGTATTGGAATACTACCGTATTTACCACGAATATATCCCAACATTTCTTTTGCCAATGCCAAACCGAATGAATATATCCAACTTTTACCAACCGAATTTATTTGTGAATATGTCATAAAATCATAAGGAGCATTTGACATATCTGAAACTTGTCCGTTTGGATATTTTAGTGGATTACTCCTTTCTTCTTTTACAATATATTCAATCCATAGTTTGTAA